GATATGGTCAGTGCTGGAGAACTTGTTGAGCTAGACGAGATATATACGCCAGAACCAATCGTTACAAATGGCTGAGACAAAGCATCCCATCCGTTAGTCAAAAGATATGTCCTCAAATCAAGATCAGTTTGATTTGAACTTATTGTGAGGCGAAATGTACCCCCCACACCAAAACCATAAGCTTTTGCAGATGCTGCACCTGTGGTAGATAAGATAGGCATGATTAAGCGTACTTTGTTTGCGCAGCCAAAACTGTAAAAGTGGCGCTTGCTGTTTTAACAACTACAAGTGAGTACACATCAATACTACTTGCATTGCCCGCTGCCGGTGCAAACCCTGTCTGCCACTTAGGCGTAACTGAAGTGCCGTCAATTTGATACGCTGTTGGGTAATACGCAGTAGCGCCGTTAGTTACCATCAAAGCAATGGTTACCGACTGCCCAGTAGACAAAATACTATTTAATGATGTTGACCCATCTCCACGAATGTTTAAAGTAAAATTGGTTGAGGCATTGCTTGTGTAATATTGAACAGCTTGCGTTACAACATCAAAATTGGTAGTGCTTGATGGCGCTGATCCAGTGATGGTCGCTGTTTCAAACAACGCCTTGATGTTGCCGTAAGTGGATATGGTTGGAGTTACTAGTGATGGCGTGGTCAGTGTTGGACTGGTGGATAACACAGTGTTACCTGACCCAGTAGATGTTGTCACGCCTGTTCCACCATTTGCTACAGGCAAAGTGCCTGTAACGTCAGTAGTCAGTACCGCTTGAGCAAACGATGTGTTTGTGCCATCTGATTTAAGCAGTCGATTGGCTGTCTGCGCTGGGGCCAGTGCGTTAAATGCTGCGTTGGCGGTTGTTTGTCCTGTACCGCCGTTAATAATTGCCAAAGTGCCAGTTAAGTTTTGCGCCTGAACTTCATAAAAGTTTGTGCCATCTGACCATATCATGACTTTATTGCCATTCAATATAGCCACCCCAGTGCCAGCAGCGGTTGTGTTGCCGATGACCGTAGAGTTGTAGACGGTGATGGTAAAACCGGAGTTGTTCCAGATGATGTACTGTTTGGACACTGGCGGGGCATAGATTGCTGTTGCCGCAGATGCACTGTTGAATTTCAACATGGCATACACCGATTGGTTCAGTGCCGCATTTGGAGATGGCCCATTGACATAGGTCAGAGCTTGAGCAGTGGAGGATACCGTGACCACCTGATACCCAGCGATGGCTGTGTCCAGAACATAAGCAAGGTTGCTGTCCGTGGTTGCGCCCCACGCACCGGCTTGGTCACCTGAACCGATCAACTCGATCCGCAGGCTTGGTGAATATGTACTGCTCATAGTGTTTATCCTTTACCGGAAGATCGAAACGCATAGGGTTGATGCGTCTTGTGCGGGAGAACCTATAGTGCCACCTGCTTGATATACGGGGTAATAAACACCGAATCTAAAACTACTTGTTGCTACTGTGCTACCCATGATACACATATTTGCTGAAGCAGTTGCGCCGCCAGCAGTAACTAGATATGCAAAATTTGAATCTGCCATTGCAGTTGTAAAGTTGACTGTGTAGTCACCCGTACCGTTATCTGTAATGCTTGATACATTTCCACTTGCACGAATAGCGACAGTACCTGTGCCATTGAAGTTAACCCAAGCTTTAGCTAAATAGTTTGCGGAGACTGCCGCCCATGAAGTACTTGTACCGTTTGTAGTTAAATAATTTCCTGAATTACCTGTTTGGCTAGGGAGTAAAGCGTTAAGCGCAGCGTTTGCTGTTGTTTGCCCCGTACCCCCTTGGGCTATGCTCAAAGCAGTAGTTAATCCAGAAAGCTGCGTAATATCAGAATTTGATCCTTTGAGAGCAAATGGCGCAGCAGCGCTTGATGTCGCTCCAGTACCCCCTTGGGCTAGGCTCAAAGCAGTAGTCAGTCCAGAAAGCTGAGTAATATCAGAATTTGCTCCTTTAAGAGCAAATGGCGCAGCGGCATTTGATGTTGCCCCAGTACCGCCAGAAGCTACGGGAAGTGCATTGGTCAGCGTGACAACTTGAGCAGTGCTGATAGACACTGCCGTCGTGCCATTTGTTTGAAGCGCAAGTTCCCCGGATGAGTCGGGGGCTTGGACTAAACCAACAGCGGTGGCATTAATTGTTGTAGCCATTATTTTTTCTCCAATACAGTTTTAATTTCGTCTACTGTTGCGGCTGCATCAATCGCTGTTTGCATGGTGGCGTACTTGGCTCTGATCGTTGCTCTTGCCGCTTCTGCGCCTTCCACTTGTCCGGGAATCTGTTTGGCAATGGCCTCGTCGTAGGGTTGGAACTCCACTTCCCGAGCCGCACGGCGTTTGTCGTGGGCAATAGCTTTAGCTTTGTCGATGTTTATGGTAATCATGTGTACTCCCATGCTGATCTAAATGTGCGGTCTGATGGGATGTCAGCGACATCCACAATCTTGTAAGGCTTGCCAGCAGGAACATCCTTAGCGGCAATTTCCTCAATGGTTAAACCGCATTCAGCGGCTGGAATGATGACTGCAACACCGCCATCGTCTGTTGGGTAAATAATTCTTGAGTTCATGATTTTTCCTTATCTGAAAACTGCGTCATAGGATAACTTGCCTTTGCCCCGCAGCAATTGTGATCGTCACACCGCTTGCAATAGTAAGTGGGCCAACAGAGAGTCCGTTTTGCCCTGTAGAGATTGTTCCGCTTACCGTGACAGTACTAGCGTTAAGAAGCACCGAGCCAATACCGCCCCCAAGAGCATTCGCTGAGTACTCTGCGGGGTAAGTGACAAACACATCTTTTGTACCCGCACTGAAGTTGACCAACGATCCTGCGTTGCTGGAGGAAAGTACCGTAGTTCTTGTAAGTGTTGTACCAGATGAGGTGTATGTGCCAATCCCAACTTCCCACTCTGATCCTGTTTGTCCAGCAATGGTGTAATAAGTGGTATTTCCGTTACCAATCACGGAAAAGGATTGATACCCAGTAGATGCGCCAAGCAGCGTCACCGTCCCCGTACCAGCCGTGGTGGTTGTCTCTTTAACTCGGTCTGCAAGTACGAAAGCCATGTGAATCCTTAATCCGTTTCAACCAGCGTCCAGCTAGAAGTTTGAGAATTGTTAACATTTTGCCAGTTTGCAGTCTGGCTGTCATCTACCAACCTCCAATAGATAGCAACCACATTTCCAACCGCGCCTGTGGCTTGAACCCCAGACAGGGCGACCGAAACGGATCTACCAACCGAGCCTACTGAGCCAATGGCAGCATCTCCTGTTAAATCAGCAACCTGAACAAATTCAACGTTACCTACAGAACCTGTCGCCTGAACCCCAGTCAACGCCTTTGTAATGCTTGGGGCAACTGTTCCAATTCCACCTATGGCTACATCGCCGGTTGTTGCGTCCAACTCGTTGTAGCCTATTGTCCCAATAGCGCCGGAGGCCTGCACCCCAGCCAATGCAACTTCTTTACTCTGGGTTACAAACCCAACTGCGCCGGAAGCTGATACGCTTGTAACTAGGAATATTTGCCCGAAAACAACCGTACCTGCGTAACCGTTGGCGTGGACTTCTTGTATTTCAGGCAGATTGGTTTCGTCTACTCCTCCAACGTCTGGATGCCCCTCAACCCCAGTCAAAGCAATTGAGATACTCTGTACAACCGTGCCAACACTACCTACTGCGACATTCCCGTTTTCTGTGGGACTGTTTGTCTCTGTTACAGAATCTACACTACCTGCGGCTTCAACGCCCGCCAAAACAAACGTATTGACTGGCTCAACAGTTCCAACATTCCCGGTCGCAGATACACCCGTCAGGGCAACGACGATTACATTCTCACCAAGAGCAGCGTACGGTGACTGGGCGTATGCGGATATACCAAACATGGTCTACGGCCTGCGCCGCCTCCGCTTAGGTTGTAGCCAGACGCAACAGGGCTGTGGAAGTGTTGTTTACAGGCATTGTCAAAGTGAAAGTACCCGCCGTGATGGTTTGCGTGCCAAATGTATGAACACTTACCGCTTTATTACTCTGTGAAGAGTTATAAATCAACACCGCATCAAACGCCGTAGTCAAAGTCACTGATGTGTAGGTCAAACTGGCAGAAGGTGTCCAATAGGCTACGCCAGCAGTTGCTGATGCGTTGGTGGCGATGGGAGCGGTTGCGTTAGTCACATTTACACCGCCGGGCGAATAACCCGTGCCTGTCACTTCTCCAGTAGAAGAATACACAGTGGTGGCTGCGTCAATCGTGGCAGAAGTCAAGTACAACGCACCTTTGAAGGTGTCGGCTGTAGTTGCAGCGCGAATGGGTGCAGTGCCAAAGTTGTGGGTTGCTGTCATCAACTCGCCCATGAACGAGGTACACATTGATTGGGTATTTGCCATGATATTTCCTTAAAAAGAAGCTGCCTCGCCACCAGCAAACACGGGTGGCTTTTTCAAAGTTACATGCGCGGAACGGTGGACAAGTTCTCCATCCAGCCAGTACTCAACCCATGTGGTGAGTTCGTTGTCATTATCGACTGTACCTTCTTGCTTTACAAGCAGAGAATCGTCCATTTCGCCTTTGGTTGTGGTTACAAGTGCCATTAAACGATCCTTATAAGTGCTGACGTGCTTGTGTTTGCAGGCATCATCACGGTGAATGAAGTGGTTGAAGTTTTGTCGTTACCAAAATCAAGTACACAGACTGCGCCATTGTCGCCTGCTTTATAGATCAACGCGCCCCGGGCTGTGATTGCACCTGTCCATGACGGAGAAGTGAAAGTGACGTATGTCACGCTACCCGCAGCCGTGGTTTGAGATGACACTGTGGTGGTGACGATTTGCCCACCAGCCACGTAGTTACCGCCCGATGCTTCACCTGTTACTGTGTAGGCTGTGGTGGTTTCGTCCAGTGTTGCATCGTTGGTGTACAGAGCCAGTCGGAACGTATCCGAGGTCAAGTTGATTGACCCGTTTGCCAGCCCGGCCCGCAATGTATTGCAAGAGAAATTTCCTGTAAATGCCATTAGGTCACCTGCTGTCTATATTGTCCAGACCTGTACGCATCTTGCCGTTCCATACCGTCGCCCAGACGTTTTGCCAGCGCAAGCGCTTCTTTGTACTTCATGTCGTAGCCAGCGATGATGTCAGGTTCACCTTTCATGAAGGTATAAGCTTCCACCAAAGAACCATACAACAATACAGAATCAAAGTTGTCCCCTAACCAAGTCTGCCCAGAAGCGGCAGTGGTAATTGACTCTGGGTAATAGTAGTAATGCAACTCGACATAATAGGCAGCGTCAGGTGTAGGGCCAAGAATAAGAGACAGCTCATTTGAAATTTGTGAACTGATAATTGTTGGGCCAAACAGAGCATAGTATTTTGGCTCGCCCGTATCGTTGGGAGTTGGATACGCCTGACGGATGAAGTTCACATCCTTGTTCAGCAAATACTCAAACGTTCCAGTATCCAAATTGCCGCTAGTAACACCTGTCACCAACGCCAAAGAATACACAGACAAAAAATCGTTTGGTAAAGAAATATATTTATTGCTTGCCGTGATTGCTGTGTACTGATTCTTGCGCAAAGATGGGAACTGAACCGAGTTGTAAATGCGCTGCTCAGCCTGTTCAATGAACGTATTGATCTGCGTTTGAGAAGACACGGTCGAGTCGTTGTACAAATACGTATCTGGAAACGTATTCTCCATGTACGACTGAATAGCGGCTGACAACTCAGTGTAGGTCATCCCATCGGGCCTCTGCACATCGTGCCTTTGGTGGCTGCGCCAACGCCACGCATTTTGATGCCGGTAGTTTTTACAGGAGCGTAATTGCCCTTGCTGATACCGCCAACAGACATGTTCAGTTCATTTGAATACTCAGTACCGGTTTTGGTAGGCACTTTGTTAGACACTGAACCGCCACTCATTGTGTGAGGCTGAGCATAGACTTTGGCATTGCCAACTTCTTTGCCGCCTTGTTTGTCGCTGAATTTAGCCATTATCCGCCCCTTTGATTCGCAGCGCGTGCCATGTTACGGCCCATAGCCCTCATGGCTTTGCCAGTCACACCGCCTTTAGCTAACTTAGTTGGTTTCATGCCTTGGTGCATACGTTTCTCATGCTTATTTACTTGTTTGCCTGCAATTTGTTTTACCTGCTTTGTGTCCATTACTGACTCCTTACGTCGTTACAACCGTTACTGTACCCAATTCCACCGCCAAAACCAAGTTATTTGGTGTCAAGCCAACATCATTTGCTCTTGCCCCGCCAACCGGATACCAACCCCATTGGAAGACCCTGCTACCACCCTCTGGAGTTCCCAGCCCACTTAGGCTAGTTCCGCCACTGACATTTGTTTGCAAGCCGTTTGTACCAGACAAGATATAGCTTGTATCCGGTCTTGGTTCCCGCACAGCTTGCGGATCATTCACAGGATACAGACCAAGCGACAACTGCGGCTGATCTGGATCCCAACAAGACTGACAGACCTTGATGTTGTACATCTTGGTCTTAAGAACTTGCTTTCTAAGCTCTTTGAGCATGTACCGCTGTCCACAGCGATCACACTCGGCAATTGCAAACTTACCTGAAGCAAACTTGGTTGGCATCTGTCACCTCAGTAGAACAACTGTCGTGGCACAAACCTGTCAGATGCTTTCTCTCGATCTTCCTGAGACGCAAGCAACCACTGCTGCTCATACTCAGACTTCAAAAACAAAACCCTCTCAGGGGAAATATCAACCCGCTTTGACGCAATGTAGAAAGCCAGCCCAGCTACCAAACAGGGGATAAACCGGAACGGAATGTCTTGGATGTTCACACCACTGCCAGCATCTTGGATGCGGCGCAGTCTCCAATACACAAACATGTACTGATCGCCGGGGGCGTTAGGTGAAGGCCAGACATTGATACACGGCAGGTTTGCCGCAACAATTGCTGCCCCAGTCGTATGGGCCGCCGCCGTAGTACCGTTCTGTCCACGGTAGCAATTCAAAAGTTGATTGCCGTCCACGTTGCCATAGCCGATTGTTTCTGACCCAATATTGATGAAACCAGTTGTTGTAAGGCCGTTGGTTGTGCTCAGCGTAATGGTGGTGTCAGTCGCTGTAATAGTGCCGTTCAGCGTGATGGTTGTTGCGTTTGTGTTGGCTGACTGACGGTTTATCCAAACCTGAATTGGTCTGCCCTGAGCCAGCTTGTTGGGGAT